TATGCCCTCAAGAGAAGCGATTCAGCGCTCTCTGCTGCAATAACTGAGCTTAGGATTATAAATACCGTCAAAAAGCTATGAAGTACGTTCTAATCGCCTTATTTGCGATTGTTATTTCTATAGAAATAGCATTCCCCGTAAGAGCTCTTTCAATGCCTCCTGTTGACGAGGTTGAGATGATGATGGCCAAGATCCAAAGCAACTTGAGAATGGCATCTCAGGTGACACAGATGGCACAGTCTAAAAGTGCAACACTTGTTGCACAAAAGCAGCAAGAAAAAGCCGAGCTCAAAGAGGCGGTAGTAGCTGCTGAGGCCAAGGTAGATCCTATACAGAAAAAATCGGAGATTCTTTCTGCTAAGATGATCACCAACGGTCTTGACACCTCCATCGAAGAGATAAAAATGACCGGCCCTGCATACGACGCTTACCTTAACTACGTCGAGGAAGGCGGTAAAGAAGAGTTCGACTATTTCAGAATGTACCTATGGCAGCAAAAGTAAAAAGCACAAAAGAGGCAGCGAAGTGGAAGCCAAAGGCATCCATCAAGCGTCCAGGCGTCGTGTCAAAGAAGAAAAGCTCTTCATTGAAGACTAGCAAAAACTACGTTAAGAAATACAAAGGTCAAGGACGATGAAAGACGCCTGCTACACAAAGGTAAAGGCACAGTACGATGTGTTTCCTTCTGCGAGAGCATCACAGGCTATTGCCAAGTGTAGGAAAGCTTCTGGGAATGTAAAGAAGACAAAGGCCGGTTCTGACCTAAAGCGTTGGGGTAAAGAGAAGTGGATAGATACAAAGACAGGTAAAGCATGTGGTGCCGGTGGGTCTAACGAGTACTGCCGTCCGTCAAAGCGTGTTTCATCAAAGACACCTGTTACTAAATCAGAGATGAGTTCTTCAAAGCTTGCTTCAAAGAAAGCCGAGAAGTCAAGAGTTGGAATGGGAGCACGCGTGTCTAATGTAAAAAGAAAATGATGGAGGGCTTCTTGTTTGGGCTTTTATTCTTTACCTTTACGATTGGAATTTCATATATCATAGGAGAGTATTTGGATGGCAAAGATTACAGGAAAAAACACTAGACCTGGCAGCAATAAGGCAACAGGCAGAGACTACTCTAAGGAGAAGGCGTACCAGTCTACCCCGGCACGCAACAAGTATCGCAGTGAGCTGAACGCTGAAGCTCGTGAGCGTGGCATCTACGGCAAGCGTAAGTCCATGGACCTAAGCCACACCAAGGACGGCAAGATGGTCCTTGAGAACAAGTCGAAGAACCGAGCAAGACAGGGCAGCAACGGCAAGTCAACCAAGAAATAATGTTTAGGTATCCAGTAAAGTTCGACCAGTACCTACAGGACCTGCAAAAGTCTATTGACTACATCCTGAAGATTATTCGCAAGCCGAAGGTCGACAAGATTATTGCTGGAACATACATCACGGTATCTCCTGCCTCTGGCACGGGAGACGTGACCGTGTCTGTAAACACCGCCCTTCTACACAGTGGTGGACTGTACGCACAGACGGCGCCGGCAACGGTAGTAACAGGCACCGCACCACAAACACTTATAAATGGTGGAGTTGGAACCATGACAGTCCCCGCAAACGGTTTCCAGGTAGGAGACTCTTTTGTTGGGTATTTTGCTGGAAAGATATCATGTGTCAACAACGCAGTACTAGAAATAAAGATAATTTCTGACGGAGACACTCTTGCAGACACTGGACTAATGACTATGTTCGCAACCACCAACAAGGACTGGGAGATGTTTGTGAACTTCACGGTTCGATCAATCGGAGTGGCCGGCGTGGCGTCTATGGCGACATCTGGTAGGTTCTTGTACAACAAAGACTCTGCAGCACAGCCAGAGAGTATTGGGTTCTTTAACTTAGACAACACCACCTTTGACACGACGGTTAGCAACACGCTAAACGTTACGGCTCAGTGGGACACGGGTAACCCAATCAACCAGATACAGACAGAGATGTTTAACCTGTATCGTATTTATTAACTAAATTTGCGAGATGAAAAAGATACTTGAGATTTTCAAGGGTGACAACGGTGAATACTCTAGCAAGCGTTTCGTTGGAATCATCGGTGCATTCGTATTGTTCGGCACAATGGCCCACAACTCAATGAGCCCACAGGATATCGCACCAAGCGCTGAGCTAGTAGCCGCTGTAGAGTGGGTGACCATCCTCACGCTCGGTTTCACGTCTATCGACAAGTTTAGTGGTAAGAACAATGCCGAAGGATAGTCGACTTGAACGCGCTGGTGTAACGGGCTTCAACAAGCCAAAACGCACGCCTGGACATCCAGCGAAGTCTCACATTGTTGTCGCCAAGGAAGGTGACAAGATTAAGACAATTCGCTTTGGTCAGCAGGGCGTAAAGACCAATCAAACAGCTGGTCAGCGTGAGGCATTCAAGTCTCGCCACGCCAAAAACATCTCAAAAGGCAAGATGTCTGCTGCGTATTGGGCTGACAAGGTAAAGTGGAGTCCAAGTAAAACTGCGTCTCCGAGTAAAAAATGGATTAAAGGAAGCTAAAAATATGAAAAAACCTATGAAAAAGACCGTATCTGAATACGGCGGAATGGAAAAGTACAGCTCTAAAAAAGCTGAAATGAAGCACGAAAAGAAAGAAGGCAAGAAAGTTGAGGCCAAGGAGAAGATGATGTACGCCAAAATGAAAAAGAAAAAGTAATGTTCAAGTACGCTGTTGCCATATTGTTGCTCACATCTTGCAGTGCGAACTGGCACATCAAGCGTGCAATCAAAAAAGACCCATCCCTACTCTTGAGTAGGGACACTGTCTTGGTCCACGACACCGTCATCACTACAAAGGAGCGAGTGCTTTACGATAGTTTTGTGACAACCTGCTACGACACGGTTACCATCGAGGACAGCTTTGTGTACACGCAGGTTATCCGCAAGGACAACGTGATCAAGGTATACACCAAGTGCAAGTCAGACACCGTTCGCATCACCACGAAAATTCCGTTCCAGTTGCCACCAAAAGTTGTAAAGGTTGGGATGACAGACGTGCAGACAGCAATTTGGGCAGCCTTGATATTGCTTTTATTAATTATTATCATTAGATTTGTAAGCAAATGAATACACTAGAATCAAACGAATTAGAGAACTTGAAGGACTTGAACTTTAAGGTTAAGACACTCAAAGAAGACATTGCTGACATTGAAGTATCTTTGTCAAGACTAAAAACCAAGAAACAGAGCGCACTGTTCGAGATCGAGGTAGCTGCTGAGGAGCTTTCAAAGTTCCAAGCAGAGCTGTTCGAGAAGTACGGTAACGTGACGATCGACCTAAGTACAGGAGAAATAAAAAATGGGTAACATTAACAACTACACAACCGACACAGCCTTGGTGGGAACCGAGAAGCTGTTGATGTCTGACACCCCTGCCGGTGGTGCAACAAAAAATACCACAGTAGACGCAGTTGCCGACTACGCTTGGACCGCAGGAGCCCCACAGGTGACTCAGGCTCAACGATTGGCATTGGTCGCTACATTGGGTCAAGTAGTATACCAAACAGACGCTACAGAAGGCTTGTATCAATACAAGTCATCTGGCTGGTCAGCTTTATGATTATACGCAAGATATCAGTTGGTGCAGACTACAAGAACGCCATGAACTACCTTCATGGGCAAGACGTTTTGCGTGGTGAATATTTCATCGACTTGATTATTATGCGTGACAATGGATTCATTGAGATTTGGATCAAGAACGAATCTGGCGTGTTGCTGTGGAAATCGTTCAACAACAACATGCCGATATCGATCGAATACGATATAGACTTTTAAATAAAATGAAATCACCGCTCTGCTTTGTAGTAGAGCCTGTTGGCGACAAGCTTTACGACAACACAAATGAAATTGGGCTCATACTGAGCGCATCCAAGGAGGACCACACAGTAACGAACAGATTCGCTACGGTCATCGCCACTCCGATTTTATACACCGGGGAGATTGTACCTGGTGACACACTGATGGTACACCACAACGTATTTAGAAAGTACTTCGACATTCGTGGCAAGGAGGTCTACGGGCCATCACACTTCAGAGACAAAACATTCTTAATAGAGGACGACCAGTACTTTTTGTACAAGCATGACGGACAGTGGAAAGCTCCACACCCGTATTGCATGGTCAAGCCTGTAGAGAACTACGACGAGGGTGTAATTATGTCTACGGACCTAGAGAAGCCATTGTTAGGAATTCTTAAGTACGGAAATGACTACCTTTACTCAAAGGGATTAAAAGACGGCGACTTGATCAGCTTTCAGCCAGAGAGCGAGTACGAGTTCAAGGTCGACGGAGAGAAACTGTACCGCATGATGAGCAAAAATATCTGTGTAGCGCTATGACAACCGAAAGAGAGTTCAAAGAGAAGATCATCGCTGCCGCAGAGAAAGCCATCGTGGAACTGATACTGGTGGCCAAAGAGCCGATCATAGGCGGCGGAGCAGAGACAGACCTGTCTGCCGACAAGTTGAAGAACGCTGCGGCGACAAAGAAGCTTGCCATCATGGACGCGTTTGACATCCTCAAGCGGATCCAAGAGGAGAAGAACATGCTCGACGCACCGGAGGCCAAAAAGACTCCCGACGCTGTCGAGACTAAAAAGGGCTTTGCGGAAAGGTTCTCTAAATGACCAAGCTGTATCAAGTACTCAAAGATGTTGTAAGACCAGAGGTCTTAAACAAAAAGAACAAGGATAAGTCTTGGGAGTACGGATGGGATCCGACGCATGACTTTGTGGTCATATCAAAGGACGGAACCATCGGGCCAATCTACGAGATCAACGGACTTCGTATCGCACTGCCGATGCCGAAGGACATACAGAACCGTGGAGCCAAGTGGCAGCCACAGGAGTATCCAAAGGAATTGGCAAAGATCAAGACCATCTTCGACTGGAACAAGTACGACAACGAGTTCAAGACCAAGTGGATTGACTACATCGAGACAGAGTTCGACAGGAGAGACAACGGTTTCTGGTTCATGAACAACAAGCAGAAGACCTACATTACGGGAACTCACTACATGTATTTGCAGTGGACCAAGATTGACGTTGGTCTTCCAGAGTTTCGTGAGTCTAACCGCATATTCTTTATTTTCTGGGAGGCGTGCAAGGCAGACACAAGGTGCTTTGGAATGTGTTACCTCAAGAACCGTCGTTCTGGATTTTCGTTTATGAGCTCATCTGAGCTGGTAAATACGGCAACTATTAATAAGAACGCACGTCTGGGTATTCTGTCAAAGACCGGTAACGATGCCAAGATCATGTTCACGGACAAGGTCGTTCCCATATCAAACAACTACCCGTTCTTCTTCAAGCCTGTACAGGACGGTATGGACAAGCCAAAGACTGAGCTTGGATACCGGGTTCCAGCGTCTAAGATCACGCGAAAGAACATGGACAAGAACGAGGAGGAGATCGAGGGCCTTGACACGTCTATTGACTGGAAGAACACGGCTGACAACAGCTATGATGGTGAGAAGCTAAAACTGCTAGTCCATGACGAGTCTGGTAAGTGGCTTGCACCAAATAACATTGAAAATAACTGGCGTGTAACTAAAACGTGTTTGCGACTTGGTTCTCGGATCATCGGAAAGTGTATGATGGGATCCACATCTAACGCACTCGAAAAGGGTGGTAACGGATTCAAGGACATTTATTATGACTCAGATCCAAGAAAGCGAAGCAGTAACGGGCAGACCAAGAGCGGACTGTACTCACTGTTCATTCCAATGGAGTGGAACTTTGAAGGGTTTATTGACGAGCATGGATGGCCGGTTCTTGAAAAGCCAGAGAAGCCTGTAAGAAGCATTGACGGTAGCTGGATCACTCAAGGAGTTGTTGAGTACTGGGAGAACGAAGTTGCAGCTTTGAAGAGCGATGCAGACGCACTGAACGAATTCTATCGTCAGTTCCCACGCACTGAGTCGCACGCGTTCCGTGACGAGAGCAAGTCATCATTGTTCAACCTGACCAAGATATACCAGCAGATAGACTACAACGACACGATGGTGCAGATTCAGTCCATCACACGCGGATCGTTTCACTGGAAGGACGGTGTTAAAGACTCTGAGGTGGTATGGACTCCAGAAAGAAATGGAAGATTCTTGGTGTCTTGGATTCCAGAGCATAACAAGCGCAACAAGGTCATTAGAGTAAATGGACGATTCAAACCAGGCAATGAGCACATGGGTTGCTTTGGTTGTGACCCGTATGACATATCTGGTGCCGTTGGCGGTGGTGGTTCTAACGGATCGCTTCACGGGCTGACTAAGTATCACATGGACGAGGGGCCTGTTAACGAGTTCTTCCTTGAGTATATTGCACGTCCACAGACAGCTGAGATATTCTTTGAGGACGTACTAATGGCATGCTTCTTTTATGGAATGCCGATCCTCGTGGAGAACAACAAGCCAAGACTGCTGTACCATTTTAAGAACAGGGGATATCGTTCATTTGCGATGAATAGGCCAGACAAGCCACTAGCAAAACTGTCAAAGACAGAGATTGAGCTAGGCGGTATACCAAACTCATCAGAAGACGTAAAGCAGGCACACGCAGCTGCGATCGAAACATACATCGAGCAGCACGTAGGTATTGACTTGGAGGGGACGTACAGGCCTACGGATGAGATGGGTACAATGCCTTTTACTAGAACTCTTGAGGACTGGGCTAGA